GCCCCCCATAGCGGGGGGCTCCTCGCTGCCCGTCATCCCAACTAGGTATACTTCATGCCCACGCCCGCAGTAAATGTTGCAATTAATCGCTCGATCACTGCGTTGCGTACATGGCAGTATGCGGACGGGTCCGTTGGATCGGACTCGTTCGCGAACCAGAGACGAGAGCATTTTCGTCGGAACCGTCCAGCTTCCGCTGGCGTTCCGGTGATCAACGATTGGCGTTCGCCAAGACCTTGGTCACACTCTGGTTACACTGTAGTTGGCAATCCGTCTGACGTCTTTATCCGGTATACCGGAAACAGGACGCCTCCTATTAGTCCTTCTCTGTATGTTGAGGAGGATTGGTGGGATGGGGGCTACTGGGGTGCATATTGCACCCCTGACCCGCCTGCGAACCCCGATGTTTCTGGGTTAGTTACGCAGGCAAAGGTCAAGGCTCTCAATAAGCTCAAGAACTCCAATTTTAATCTTGGGGTCTTCCTTGGTGAGGCAAAAGAGACTCAATCCCTCTTGATCCAAACCGTAGGTCGCATCGCATCCACCGTCACTAATTTCCGTCGTGGTGCTTCCAGGAAAACCTGGAATGCCATTGTCGGCCGTGGTGGTGAACGTGGGGGTAAAATCCCAGATGCATGGCTTGAAGTTCAGTACGGATGGAATCCGCTCATGTCCGATGTTCTTGGCTCGTGTCAGTATCTTGATGCGTTGTCCAGGGGTAACCCCCCGGTCATGAATGTGAAAGCAACTGCGTTTGATCGGTCCGTCGTGAACAATCACGGTACCGGTACGTACGGTTCTACGTTCACTCACAGGTGGGACTACAGGCTTCTTGCCTCGGTCTCGCTGTGGTATGAGCTTCAAAACCCTACGCTCCACGAGTTAGCTTCGTTGGGCCTCCTTAACCCGCTAGAAATAGTGTGGGAGTTGGTTCCATATAGTTTTGTGATCGACTGGTTCCTTCCGGTCGGTAACTGGCTATCTACACTCGACGCAGCTGCCGGATTTAAGTATGTCAGTGGAACGACCTCTACTATGATCCGATATGACGTCAGCGCGCCTGACTACACCCTTCGCCAACCTTATGGTCCCAATTATGAGATCATAGGGGGCGGCTTAGGCGTCTCCGGGCGTGGCTTTGCCATGAACAGAGTTGTCGAAGGTTCGTCACCCGTTCCTGGACTCTACGTTAAGAGTCCTATCTCAGCAGGGCATATCGCGAACGCTATGTCGCTTCTTATCTCTGCCTTTAGGTAATGGAGTAATCACCATGCCTGCGCAAGCAGCATTAACCCTCAACACGAAGGTCTACGCTCCTCGCGGTAAGACTGGTAATATCGCCGGCTGGTCACTCGTCGGTGATGCCACTTTTGGTGGCGCCACGTCAAACCTCACGGAATCCGTGGGTTCCCCTTCGAAAGAGGGCGTCACTCGGGTCCAGTGGAAACTGGTTATCCCGAAGGCAGCGGCTGCGGACTCCGCATGTGCGTGCACGGGGTCGATTCTGGGTACCGGCATCGCCGACATCCAGATCGTTATTCCCTCGGGCTTCACAACTGCGGAACGTCAAGATTTTGTTGACCGTATCCAGGCTCTTGTCGCTCTTGCTGTCTTTGACAGCTCGGTCGCCAACCTGGAAGGCTCGTGGTAACACGAGATCTGCCTCCTAATCGAGGTACGAGTCAACAACTGCGGTGGGAATAATCCCCCGCAGACTTATGCCACCATAGGAGTTATCCATGGCGACAAACGGTATCTTTACGCGTTTGCAAAAACGGTCCTCAAACCTTGTCAAGGACGCCTCGGAGAAGATCTTAGGATCTCTTTCGGGGCCTGTCCCCAAGCTAGCTTCTGTACTCCTGGAAAACGGGAGGATAGAGCAGTTGGTTAGTCTGGAGGTTGATCCTTTAGGCTATACTGATTGGCGCTCCTTTATGGTTGACTATCAAGCTGTCTCGCTCTTGTCGAAGTATCCCTTTGATATGGGCGTAGATCGTGCGAAAGTTGCTATAGAGAAGTTCCTGGTTTCCGAAAAACACTGTGCTCTTTCCAATGAGCGTCTCTCTACTTGTCTACGTGCTGGGAACCTTCCGTTCTCAAGCCCGCTGCGCTGGGTTTATCACCAAGCGCAGAGAAAAATAGACAGGCTGTTGGGTCGTTTTACTTGGGATGAAGCCTCCAGCTATTTCGGCTTCGGGCCCGGCGCAAGCTATTGCTTGCCCCGGACTCGTAGTGACGCTTGGTATAAGTTCGGGTCTTTAAACCCGACGTCGACCGAAGGCAACCTTGCACTCTCTGTTGCTGCGATAAGCAGCATACCCTTATGGAAATCCGTATTGGGGGCATCTTCCATGCCAGAGATCCAGGGCAAGATAAAAATTGTCCCTGGAAACAAGGTTATCACCGTACCGAAGAGTGCGAAGACCGACCGAGTAATAGCCATTGAACCTTTATTGAACATGTTTGTTCAGAAGGGGATTGGCTCCATGCTTCGTCGTCGTCTAAAAAGGGTCGGGATTGATCTCGACTCTCAGACTAGGAATCAGGAGTTAGCTAAATATGCTTCTGAAACTGATTCGCTGGCAACCATTGACCTGTCTAGTGCAAGTGATACTATTTGTACCGGGCTTGTCGAGCTATTGTTGCCACCTGACTGGGTGGATGCACTCAAGCTGTGTCGTTCACCTTGTGGGACTCTACCTTCTGGAGATTATATTGTCTACCAGAAGATCTCGTCAATGGGTAATGGTTACACTTTCGACTTGGAGAGCCTTATTTTCTGGGCTCTTTCTGCTTCGGTGTGTGACTACCTAAACGAGTCGAGTCGTGACCTTTCAGTCTTTGGGGACGATATAATTGTCCCTTCTGTCTGTTGTAAGCTCCTCTTTGAGGTCCTCGAGCATGCGGGGTTTACTCCTAATGCTCAAAAGTCCTTCGTTTGGGGCCCCTTCAGGGAGTCGTGCGGAAAGCACTTCTTCCAAGGTCATGACGTAACGCCCTTTTACATCCGTAAGGGTGTCGAAGATCCCGAGCGCACCGTTTGGTTGGCGAACTCTATCCGTCTCTGGTGTTACCGTTTAATTGGTTACCAGTACGGGTGCGATGACGTCCTGAGTGGTGTGTACCAGTGGCTTGTTTCTAAACTCCCTGGTCCGCTTCGCAAACCTACACACCCTCTCCTGTCTGATGACCACCAGACATTTGAAGGCGTGTTCGCTTTAGGGGGAGACTTTGACGAGTCTGCTCCCACCGCTTTTAAAACCTCGGGTTCAACCCTTGGTTGGCAAGCGAAAGCTTTCAGACGAGCGTATGCAACGCGCCGTTTGATGGATTGCGACCTCCTATTGCTTCGATGGTTTTACCACCGCGGCGAGAAGGGGCGGTTTTCTGGTTCTGGCATAGCGCCAGAGGCGTGCGCTGCGGAAATCCCTTTGCAGCGGTATAAGCTGAGGCCCGTCAAGACCTCAGTACTACGGTGGGGGACTGTTGGCCCATGGACTCCTGGCTTTAGCCATCGTTCATAAACTAACAGCCTTCTTTGGGCTATGCCCTGGTGAGCCTCGGAATTCCGGGGCTGTTTTGCTGGAGAG